ATAATAAGGTTTTATTTCTCCAAAAAGACGAAGATAATGCATAATATCTTCATAGTCAGAATAATTCATCCATGATGGCAATTTAGGTTCACTCATTTTACACTCCTATATTATTTATGTCGAATACTATTGTAAACTAAATTTTACAAAAAATGGCTTCCAGGGACCATTCTGGGCTCTATTGTAAACTTCTTTTTACATAAAAAGGGGTTTCCGAGTAGTTCCAAATTTAGTATATTTTACTTGTTAAAATAAAAGAGGTTAAAACAATGCAAATGTTCCAAGTTCGTCATCCTGCTGGTTCAAAAGATACCGTCATCATTCCTAAGATTGTCGGCATTAGTGAAGAAGTTTATACTGAGAATGTGGAATATGCTGGCGAAATGCATGAAAAGAAAAACGTCACAGTCATTCTTTATCTTGGTCATGATTTGCGACAGAAGGTTAAGTCTACTGACAAGATTGTTGAATTTGAATGGGTATCTTCTCGCTCGCATGCTGGTTTTGACCGCACTGAAAAGGAAATTCCGTTTGAAGAATTCCATGATTGGCTGATTGAACAGCTCGCTGCTCATCGTTGTGCTTACACTTATAACGACTAAGGAGACAAAAATGATTAGTCTGACTCAACTTCGCCAGCTTCCTAAGATTAAGCCTGAACAGGAAAAACAGGAAAAGCTGGACAGGTATTTGTATACGATTGAGCGTGCAATTATCAATGCATGGAGAAATCATAAGGCTTCTGTGACTGTTGATTGTGAAAACGACATTATGAGTGGTCATGAATTGAAGAAGTATTTGAAGTCTAAGGGTTTTAAGGTTGCTCTTACTCGTAAGTATGACAATTATCTGATGACAAAGGTACCTGATAAAGTTGAAATCTTTTTCACTGAAGCAGAATTTTAATAAGGAAACAAAATGAGAAAACTTTGCACTTGGTACTTTAATTTTCTTTGTGCACTTGCCTGGATTTTTGGATGGCATATTTTGCTCATTTTAATGATAAAAGAACATTTTACAAAGGAGACTAACTAATGAAGAATATGTTTATTAAGGCATCTATGATGGTTGCATCCATCCCGGCAGATTTTCTTGCCCTCACTGCATTTGTAATTTCTAATTTTTAACTATGACTTACGGCGAAGTTTGCGATTATCTTAAATCTAAGGGTTGCACATTTACGTATGACAATCCTGATAGTTTCCAATTTAGTGATACGCATGTATTCTATAATGGAAAGGAAATTGGAAAACTTTGCATCCATGCAATGTATTTTTACAAACAAGGTGATCTTCATTCTTTCAATTACGAAAGCGTGTGGATGAGCATGAATTATCTTGAATTTATTAACTTTTTAGACAAAATAATTTACAATATCGAATAAGGATTTTATCATGAAATTGGAAGTAAGAACGTTTGTAAGGCATAGTTTTCCGTGGATTTGTAGCATTTGTCCGACTTGTGGTAAAAGTGTTTGTCAAAGTGAAAATTTCTGCAAGAATTGTGGCCAGGAATTGTCTTTTGAATCTTTTAATGTTGTATCTAAAGATGGAGGCCATTCTTTTGACTTACCTCCGACTTGGTCTGAAATTATTATCGATGATAAAATCAGAAAGATGCAGTTTATGCAAGGTTTAAAAGAGCTTGAAAGGAAGTGCAATATCAAAGATAACAGTATTTTAAAAATCATGCGAGAACAGTTTATTAAGACTTGTTTCGAAGGTTAATACTATGACACAAGCAGAAAAAGAATTTAAAGAATTGGATGACTTGTTTTGGAAGCTCAGAAAGAAATTTCCAAATATGACTTTGGAATGGCCTAAGCAAGTCTCTAAAAATAGAGTGGATTGTAGAATTACAAATATGTTATATAGAAATTCACTTATCAGAAATGTAAAGAATGATATTATGCATTATCTGAATGGTGATTGGAAAGTTGGTGATTGGTAATGCGTTATATTATTGGAAAATGTGCTACAAAATGGAGTGTCAGAAAACAATGTGAAGTAAATGATATTTCATGGTTGGTTAACAATACTTCATTTTCAATGTGGACTTTTGATAGACATTATGCACGTAATACAAATTATAACCCAGGATTTTCTTTCGATGAAGCTGTAGATTTAATGAATAAGTGGAAACGAAATGAACCCAATGCTTTATATTGGATAGAGGAACAATGAGACTTATGCAATACCGAGTTTGTAGCTCTGTCAGAGTTTGGAATGATAGAATGAAATGTTTTGTAAATCAAATTTCATATATTGAAAATTATTCTCCATGTGAAATTGATATGACTGCATATAAACACGGTGCTCAAATGTTTTCTCTAAAAACAGCACAACAAATAGTTGACGGATTAAATGAATTAGATCATTCTGAAGGTTGTGTATATTGGGTAGAGGAATATGTATGACTTATTATGCTGTTGCACGTGCAGAAATTGGTTTAAAAAGTTATTATGAAAAGAATAAACAATTTGATTTAATTTCTTATGCATGTACATATAGTGATACTGAAACTTCATTTACTTATGAAAAATCTTTAGCACATAAATTTAATTTGGATAAAGCAAGAGAATTAGTTGAAAGATGGAATAAGTATCGTGAAGATTGGCTATTTTGGGCAGAGGAAATAACATGACTTATTGGTTTGTAAATGTAGATGGAAAATGGAGTAAACCTTTTACTTATTATCCAGTAGCAAAATATAATAATACTAAAAAGGACGTCAAAATCTACGAGGTTGATTTGGACGCTCTTCCAAAGAAAAACCTCGTATGGAAATCTAAATAAAAAGGAAAAATAAATATGGCAGTAATTCTCATTGGTTTTATTCTTGGCGTGACCGGCCTTCTTCTCAAGATTATCGGCGTTTGCATTCGCAACGAACAGGTCTGTGTAGTTGGTGGATGGTTTGATTCCGCTGCTGCAGGTTTCTTGATTGGTATGGGCATTCTTGTTCTGACTGGAACAGCAAGACTGTATTCTCATGACGAAGTTCAGTCGATTGTTGACAAGTCTGCTTGTTGGACAATTGATGGTCAGAAGCGTTGCGGTGAAGATTTTACGTATGAAAATGAAAAGATTAAGGTAGAAAAGAAAGGTCACGATACCAATATCTATCTTAAGTAAGAGGTAATTATGGGTAATGAAGTTTCAACAATGGCACAGATTATGATGGCACAACATGCTGGAGATATAGCAACAGGAATTTATGTCGCTTCTGCACCGGCTATTTACGCTGCTGTTGCCTTTGTTATCTTCCTTATTGTAGTTGCTATCTTAATTGGAATTTTCAAACATTTTTTTGTTAAGGAAGATTAATGATTATTTGTTATGATTGCAAACAAAAGCTTCATAAGAATGAAGCAAAAGAAGCATGGGTAGATAGACCAGATAAAGGATGGAAAAAGGTTTATCGATGCAAAAAATGTTATGAAAAATTAAGGAAAATGTTAGGTTGTCCTAAAGGAGATGCATATCTTGAGCAAAGAAGCTAAATATACAGTTTATTTTGTTGGGTTCCTTTGCGTTTTGATTATGATTGCTGGATTGACTAGTGGTTGTGAAAGCAAAGGCGTTCAAGCATGGATATATCATGACAAGGAACTAATAACAAAAACAGTTTGTGATGATGAAGTCTTTATTAGACTTGAACCTGATACGATTGTAGTCAAAAGTGCATATAATTCTTATGGCGTATGGAGTCATAAAGAAATATACACTTACGTAAATGACGGTCATTATCGTATCGAAAGAAAAGAATGTATAAGGTAAAAATGATTTGTTATAACTGTAAAAAACACATAATCAATGAAAAGACTGCTGTAGGTTGCATAGTTGAAGAATATGGAAGTGGCCTACCAGCAATGAAAGTGTATCTTTGTTTTGACTGTTATAAAAAAGAAATGGAACAGCATAAGAAAGATATGAAAGAAATGGAAGAACGTGAAAAGAATGGTGAAATTTTCTTTTGAGGTAAGTTATGTTAGATATTCAAGGAAAATATAACACAGCAAAAGTGTTTACAGATAATATTGATAACGCAGCATATTCACAGATTTTAAATATGATGTGTCAGTGTTGGGCTAAGGATTCTAATGTTCGTATTATGCCTGACGTGCATGCTGGAAAAGGTTGCACAGTTGGAACGACAATGACTATTACTAATAAAGTTGTTCCAAATCTTGTAGGTGTAGATATTGGCTGTGGAATGCTTGTTGCAAAGCTCAAAGACAAGTTTATTGAATTTGGTAAACTTGATAAGGTAATTAAGGAAAAGATTCCATCTGGAAAGGAACATAGACAATATAAGCATCGTTATGCAAAGGATTTTTCTTTGGATGATTTGATTGCAGATGTTCGTGGAGAGGAATTGCTTTCAATTGGTTCGCTTGGCGGAGGTAATCATTTCATCGAAGTTGATAAGGATGATGAAGGAAAGTTCTACGTCGTTATCCATAGCGGTTCTCGTCATCTTGGAGTAGCCGTTTGTGAATACTGGCAGAACATTGCGATCAAGGATTGTGCTAAGCTCACAGATGAACGTGGCGCAATTGTGGCACAATACAAAAATCAAGGCAAAACTGATGCTGAAATCAAGGAATTGTTAAAAGACTATGACCATTTCAGTGTTCCAAAGGAATTGTCTTATTTGACTGGTGAACATTTGGAAGGTTATTTGCATGATATGGAAATTGTCCAAGGTTTTGCAGCACAGAATAGAGCCGCAATGTTGGATGTAATTGTTAAGGAAATGGGTTTCAAAGTGACAGAACAATTTGAAACTATCCATAATTACATTGACTTGAAGAATATGATTTTGAGAAAAGGTTCCATTTCTGCACAGGAAGGAGAACGTGTCATTATTCCAATGAATATGAGAGATGGTTCTTTGATTTGTGTTGGTAAGGGAAATCCTGATTGGAATTATAGTGCTCCTCATGGTGCTGGTCGATTGATGACAAGAGCAGATGCAAAGAATTCTATTTCTATGAAGGACTATAAGGAAGCAATGAAGGGAATTTACACGACTTGTGTTAGTTCTGCTACAGTTGATGAAAGTCCTATGGCATATAAGCCAATGGAAGAAATCGTTTCTTTGATTGAGCCAACTGTGACAATTGAAAAAATCATTAAACCGGTTTATAATTTTAAGGCCGCATTTTAAGGAGAATAAAAATGGGTGGACTTTTACTTGGAATTTTTATTGGGTACCTAATTTGGGGCCACCACGACTAATTGTAAACTTCTTTTTACATAAAAAGGTCTCCTGGAGGCCTTTTGTAAACGTTATTTTACATAAATATGGGTTTCCGAGACCCATATTTTTTTGTATATTATACTATGTAATCAAAAAGAGGTTAAACTTATGGCAAAGCACTATTTCACTACTAATGAATTTGAACTCGTTAAGGCTATGCATGAAGATGGCATTACCCTTGAAATGAAAGGATTTGGTGGTTTTGGTGAAAAGACTGGTGAAGTAATTTCCTTTGACAAGGACGATGCCGAGTTTGACGCTGAATTCCTTCGTGAACAGTTTGAAGATGACTATGAAAAACTGTCTGATGATGACAAAGAATTTCTTGATGACTACAATAGTGTAAGTTATTCATCTGCATCTGAAATGTTTCCGAGTTTGGATTATTCTTATGATTTGAATGATGGAATTGTAGTTTTTGATGAAGAAATTGGTCAATGCACTCAGAACTTCCTCCAGTGGGACCGTTGTGTTGGTGAACTTTACTGTGATGAAGATGATTATTTTGAATTTATTGATGAACATGAAGAATTTCAGACAAAGGAATACCATATCGCTCGTATGAAGAAGTATATGGAAGAACATGAAATTTCTATTGAGGATTTGAAGTAAGAGGTAAGAAAATGGGTGCTTATTACGCATATAATACGAGCAATGGATATAAGGTTGATACCCGCAGCTGGTATAAGGTTTTTGAACACATGATTATGAACAATGCGTTCGCTGCAGATATGAACACTGCTGTTAAAGATGCTGGAATTCAGCCTAATAAGATTTTTGGTTCTGTCAGAAGTCAAAAGACGACTCGTCGCTATATGATGGAAAATGTTCTCAATTTGACTTATCGTTCTGGTCATTGGTCTCGTTTTTGGGCAGATTTGCAGAAGAATGGATATATCTATGCTCGCGATGGATATGTAGATAGTCATTGTAAAGATTGGCTTAATCGCACTACAGATTTTGAAATGGCACGTGGAAAAAATGGTTATTATTTGACTTGTGAAGGCGTTCGTAAATTTTTGAAGGCCTATAAGACGGCTAAGGAAGACAAATTAAGAGCAGAAGAACGCGCAATGGCAAAGAATAACAAAACTTCTCATGTGATTAACATAAAGGAGCTGTAATATGTTTTCAGCAATGTTTAAGAAAGCAAAATCTCAGGATTTTCCTGTAGAATGCAGAGCAATGTATTACTTTGCAAAAGGCCGTCATGCTCATCAGGAACGTAAGGGAAGCGGCATGCCATATTTTGTGCATCCGCGTGGTGTTGCATGGTTGGTTAAGAAATATGGTGGCTCCATTGTACAGATAAATGCAGCGTTTGGTCATGACTTGTTGGAAGATACTGATACAAGTTATGAAGAAATTGCAGTTGTATCTGGAAGTGAAGAAGTCGCAGAACTTGTATTGGAATTGACTAATAATAAGCATACGATTGAAGAACTTGGAAAGACTGAATATATGACTGAAAAGCTGTGCTCTATTTCTAAAGAAGCACTGCTGATAAAGCTGGCCGACATGGTTTACAATTCTTGGGATATGCCTAAGGAAAATGCTCAAAAGCGTATGTATCAGAATGTTTGTGAAATGCTTTTGAAGAGAAAGGATATTCCACAGCCTTGTCGAGAACTGGCAGAACTTGTAATTTTGGCTTAATTATGATTAGGATTTTTATTGATATTGAAAACACTATAATTGACTCTTTGTTTGATAGGAATTGGATGCCGTCAAACATTGAAGGAATTAAGAAGTGTTTGAAGAAATTAGAAGATGAAACTTTGTGTGTAAGTCTTTTTACTTGGGGCTGGACAAAAACAGAAGAAATCGAGCCTGAACTTGTTAAAATGATTTTTGACAAGTTGGAAGTAAGAGATGATTTACGTGGCGATGTGGTAATTAAGGAAAACAGTGTTGATGATGCTATTCATGCTGGATGGTTGCATTCGTGTGATAAGGAAGAGGCACTTATTCCTGGAATGATGAATGAATTTGGATTGACTAAACAAATGATGTTTTTCAAGATGTGTGAAAAGTTCATTTCTGGAACTCAGTGCATTTTGATTGACGATTTAGTTGAAAGAGATTCATTTCAAATTGAACGTTTAAATGATGGTGTATCTATTGCACTGTTTAACCCAAAGGATTTGTAATGCAATTTCTTAAACAAGTAATTAAAGATGGTTTGTTTTATCTTGCAACTATGTTGGTTGTGATTTTATGTGCATGTATTCTTGGAATTCCTATTTTTATTGGAATTATGATTGACTCTGTTCCATTGGTTCTATTTGGTGTTTTATTCTTTAGTGCATTTGGAGGAGCAATCGCTAAATATGGAATTGAAAGACAGGTAAATAATGACAGAAATTGAGGCTTTAAGAAAGTATAATAAACAGGGAAATATCCAATACGATTTTAAACGTAAGTATTTCACTTTTTGGTCCAGATTTTGGTTTAATGTTAAACAATTTTTCAAAGGAATTATAAAATGATTGATACAAATACAACAATTGAAAGAATGCCTCGTCTTTTGGCTTCTTTTAAGAAATACATTGAAAAGTATGTATGCACATACGAAGTAAGTGTTAAGGAAGGCCATCAAGTTTATTCTTTGGTATTCTATGAAAAGAAATCTAAGATGGCATATCTCATTGTCTGTGTAGATGACACATCTACATATCCGATTATCTATGAAAATAAGGATGCAGATAATTGGGGAAAGGAAAATTGTCTTGTTCGTCTAGATAATTATATTTCTAATGACATGAATGCATTTATCGAAGCAATTCATAAGTGTGCAGAAACAAATCCAGTTAAGGAAGTCTCTCCAGAAGTCAATGAAGTCATGAAGGCTTTTCCTGAAGGTGTTAAGGTAATTTAATGAAATACTCAGATGCACTAACTTGGTTTGAAAGAGATATTCTTCCTCAGCCTTATATGATGAATAAGCCTTTGTTAGTGCATTTAATCAATGGTGAAATTGAAATCAGATGGGTTGGTCGTTTAAGAGTATATGAAGAAGCTATATTTAAAAATAACAAAGGTGAACTTTGTTATAAGATTTGTCCAGAATGCAAAGTACAAGAAAATGAATATGGCTACTTTATTTACACTTGGGTCGATGAAGAATGCTGGGATAATGACAGTGACCATTTGAGCTGGTTTTATGTTGACTATTGGACATTTCTTCCAACATTAAAGGATAATATATGACATACGAAGAAGCACTTGAAATTGTAAATGAACTTATTGATGATAAGTCAATGATTATGGAATATGATAATAAGGAAATGCCTGATTTTACATGCACGGCAATTGCGTATATTCCATTGAATGCAGATGAAATGGCTATGCGAATGAAAGGAAATGGTTTTCGTTGGGATATGGTCATTCGAAAGAAATGCATTGATTATAGACAGCTTTATCGTAATCTATCTGGAAAGATTGTTAAGGTAAAAGACACATCCATTCAAATTAAAAGAGTAACAAAAGAAACATTCAGAAATTTTTTACAAGAACAGTTGATTCTTGGAAGGAGTTATAGATAATGGGAATTCTATCTGTAGAATACAAGTTGACTTGCGAATTCGAAAGTCTGAGCAAGGGTAAGGGAAAAATCAATTGCGTGGTTAACATTCCACGTTGGAAGTCTAAGGCTGATGCTCTTGAAGCAATGCAAGAGGAACTTCAAGCAAAGTGTCCTGATGCAAAGTTGAAGGTTGCAACAGCTAAATTTGAGAGGCTCTAATGAAAAAGATTTTTCTTATCATTGGATTGGCAGCAGTCATGAGTAATGCTGGTTGTGGTTATGAATGTAATCAAAGACTCGAACGCATTGCTAATGCATTGGAACGAATTGCCAATTCAATTGAAAAACAGCAAATTCAAGCTCAGAAAGATGCAACTCCAAAGAAAATAGAAATTACTCATCTTAATGGACGTTCTTTGAAAGCAATTCCAACAGATCCATATAGTATTATGGATAATAATGAAATCAATCAATGTATGGATGATTGTAAAATAAGATTTTCTTTATACAGTGAAAAGGTTGATTGTATTAAACGTTATTGTGGAGAAAATTAATGAGAAAAGTTCATTTTATTAAAAGAAAACTTGATTTTGATGCAGAAACGATGGATAAGTTAGTCAATAATTTTATTGGAGCTTATGGTTATCGAAGAGCTCTTGAAAGTGTAAATTTAACGAATGATTATATCATTGTTATTTACAAAGAAGGAAATAATTAGAGTGATAGTTTAAAAAGATGGTTGACAATTTGACCATCTTTTATTATATTTAGACTATGAAGATTAGTTTAAATGGTTTTAGTGATTTAGGTAAATGTTCTTTTGGAACATTATTAGATGATTATGATACAAATGATCATCGAATTTATTTGGATCACAAAGAAATCGAAATAAAAAAAGTGGAAGATTTGTTTCCGTTTTTGTGGCAGCATGCTGGTATTTCTACAAAAGATGGAAATATAACAAAATCATATTTTTGGGAAGAAGGAACCTGGTGGCATCAATTATATGATGGCTCCATTTGGAAATATGATAAAAAAATTCTTTATTATATGAAAAAATTGAAAAAGGAAACTAATCTTAGAAAGAAACAAGATATAGTATTTAACATTAAAACTTTAATGAATAATTTAAACAATTTATCATGTTTTCTTTTAAGTAATGATGAAAGAATGGAAGAAATTAAACAAAAACTAATAGAGGCAAATAATGGAATTTGAACAGAATTGGGTAATAGTTAAACCTGAAACGTTTTTCCCATGCAGAACACCAGTTTTAATTTGTGATGATAAAGGCAATATTCAAATTGCTTCATTTATTCCTCCAGAAGGAAGCACAAAAGAAGGATATTGGCAATGTTATGCTAATATAGATGGAGGAACTGGAACTCCACATGATTGTCGTGGATTGAAGGCTCAAAGAGAAGTAAAGTATTGGCAGAAAATCCATATTCCAAAGGAATTTAATAAGAAGAAGATATATTCAATTATAGCTTATTCTCCAGACAAGAAACAAATTTATCCATTTGTCTTTACTGATTGGAAGATGGCAAAGGCAAAAGAAAAAGAAATGATTAATCTTAACTATAAAGTAAACTTTGAAGAAAAGGAAATCTAAAAATGACAGCAGAAAGTGATGAAAGTATGTTTGACGTTCCAAATTTCGGTTTTGTGGGCTCGAAGGAAGAATTTCAAGAGCTTAAATCTAAGAATAAGGAACAAAATACAAAGTCAGATAATCATACAATTATAAAGCTTGTTATAACAGCTATTGTTGGAGCATTAGCTATTTTTGGCGCATCTAAACTATTACACTAAAAGGAATTTTAAAAATGAAATGGGATTATACAGCAAGACTTGAAGTAGATACAAATGATGGTGATGACATCAATGAAGAAGTCAGTATGGGTATTTACGATGATGAAGATGAAAATGATCAGAAGGCCTTAGCAATTGAAGTTCTTATATATGAACATTTTGAAGAAGACTATGGTGAACATGTTTTCCATCTAGACTCATTTGTTAGTGATTTAAAGAAGTTTGGTTTGAAGCCATCTGATAGATGTGATGCATGGAAGGACTATGATTATCTATTGGATTTAGATAACTTCGATGACCTTCTAGACATGGATGAAGATGACATAATGGAAGATGATGACGATGATGATCCAACTCACATTAAGGGAGTTGACTCTACTCCAAATAAAGATGCATGGGAAAAAATCCATGAATGGAAGGAAGAACTAGAGGAAGAAGTTGGTGATCAACTTCCATGGATGGATAATTGTGATAACAATCATTCATTCTCTTATGAAATCAAGAGAATTCCAGCTGGAACAAAGCAGGAACAGTGTGATTATAATTATGATGCAAAGTCATATAAGGATATTCTAACATTTGAAAGCCTTGATGACGATGAAGACGAGGATGAAGAATAAATGACAGTAGAAGAAGCAATAAAATTCTGTAAAGAATTGGAAACAGTTCACAAAGAAGATTGTGATGTTGAAAAACTGTCTGAAATTTGCGATATGCTTCATGAATATAATTATATGAAAGATAATTATGGCAAGTATGAATTCATTTGTGACAGAATGTCGAGTGATGAATACTATGAGCTAGAAAGTGAGTATGAAGCAGAATGTGGTGAAGATCAAGATGAGGATGAAGAATAACAATAAGATTTTTAAATTTGGTTTAGTTGGAAAAGACATTTCTTATAGTTTATCTCAGAAATGGTTTAATGATCATGGAGAAACTTATGAAGTCTTTGATACAGCAGATTTAAAAAAAGCTATTGATTATTTTAGAAAACTTGGTTATAGTGGGTTTAATGTGACAACTCCCTATAAACAAGAAGTTATTGATTATTTAGATATTGTAGAATCAGACTCTGTAAATGCAGTTAAAATTTTAGATGATGGAACCTTATGGGGAAAGTCATTTGATGGAATTGCATTTTATAGAGCTTATTCTCATTTAATTGATAATGATGATTGGGATATTGGTTATCCTAATAAATGTGCAATTCTAGGAAATGGCGGTGTAATGCCAGTCATTTATAAAGAATTAGCAGATGAAGCAGAAGTTGTAGATATATTTGCAAGAAATCCTAAAGATGGTCAACTTCCATTAAAAGAATTCAATGCAAAGAATTATGAATTGATAGTAAATACAATTCCATTCAAAGCAAATATAGATATTAACTTTAACAATAAGTCAAAATTCATTTATTTTGATTTAAATTATGCTGATGATAGATTAGTAGAAAAAGCAAAAAGAAATAAACATTGCGTAGCGTCCGTAAATGGTTTAGCAATGTTAGAAGAACAAGCAGCGTTATCATTAGATTGGTGGAAGGACGAATATAGATGAAAAATACTTTAATTGTTAATTTGTTTGCAGGACCAGGAGCAGGTAAATCTACTGGTGCTGCATATATTTTTGCAAAGTTGAAAATGGCTGGTATCGATTGTGAATATGTGTCAGAATATGCTAAAGATAGAGTTTGGCAAGATGACCAATTCCCATTACAACATTGTCAGCTATATGTAATTGGAAAACAGTGTTTAAAGATTGAAAGATTATTAGGTAAAGTGGATGTAATTGTTACTGATAGTCCAATTGCACTTGGATCAATGTATACAGATGAGAAGCCATATCAAGATGCAGCGTTATATACTGCACACAAATATAAGAGAACTTTGAATATATTTGTAAGACGAAAGAAAGCATATAATCCAAATGGTCGAAATCAGACTGAAGAAGAAGCAATTGAAATCGATAATAGAATTAGAAAAATGTTGGATGATGAGAAATTTATTTACGTAGATTGTGATGGATCTCAGGCTGGTTATGATAAAATTGTAGACTTAATTAAGATGGATGTATGAAAAATGAGGAAGAATTAGAAAATCCAGGGTTGACATTTGTCAATCAATTAGTTAATATTGATGCAGAGGAACCTAATGAATGGGCTCGTTATGGAATGCCACTCATTAGAAGAGTATTCCCACAATTGATGGCAAATAAAATAGTTGGAGTTCAACCTACAAAAGGTCCTGTTGGTTTAAAGTATACAATAAAAAGAATTTATAATAAAGCAGATGATGACATTGTAGCCGCAGCATGGGATTCAGTACCAAAATTTGATGAACTTCCTACTCAAAAAACATGGGTTGCACCAATTCCAGTTAAAAAGAATAAACAACCTTTTAGTTTAAATCCAGGAAAGAATTATAAAAGGAAAAACAAATGGTAGAAAAGATTACTACACCAGAAGAATTAAAAGAATATAAAGAATATCTGAAGAACAATCATATCTTTGTTCCAGATAAGATTTATGATTACATTGATTATCTTGAAATGAAAGTAGGACAGAAGAAAACTATCTTTACTGTCAATGCAATTTATCAGCATGATATGGGTGTAGAACATCGTCTTGAATATCAAGGAACAGACGAAGATAAAGCATTTAAAGAATGTTATAGTCAAGTAAGAGATTATATTGATGATTCTCGTGATGATTATGGTTATCCATGGGACTATGAAGATGCATATAATACTTATACTGGAAAGAAGGAAGCTACATTTGAAGAATTCATGCAGAGACCAACTGGTTTTACTGGCCTAGAAATTAAACAAATGTTTATTGATTGGATCAAAGACGCAATTAAGAATAAGAAATCAATCGAATATAACTTTGGTTATCATTGTGATTGGGATGATGAAGCAGATGGAGAAGAAGGTGGTTTCTCTCTAGACATTAAGGACATTTAATATGCAATATTACATTTTAGATACATCATATAATTGGGCTGATGAAATGGACATTGATTGTTTTACTTTCATGAGCGAAGAAGAATTAGCATCAACGAAAGAAGCTTTAAGTAAGATTCCTAAAGATTATGAATATTCAACATATATTGGTTCTAATGAAGAACAGATTTTCACAAAAGAAGATATTGAATATATGTTAAATTCTGCAAAACTCATTTCTGAAGAAGAAATGAAGATTGTTAAAAAGTATGCAGGACAATGTGAAAAAGA